GCTTCACGGCCTTGCTCATGTTGCTCATGTAGATAAAGGACTGCATGTCGAGGCGGTTCTGGATCAGCTCCACCGCTTTCCCCGACATGCCCTGCTGCACTTCCTCGGCGGCTTCCGCAGCGCCAAGCAACTCCTTCATGTCGGTGTCTGTGAGCTGGAGCAGAGCCGCCATCGCAGGCGGGATTGCTGGCGGCTTGGTATAGCCCAACGGCCCTTGCGGCTGCTCCGCGCCGTCGGCGTTCGTGATCGGGTTGACGAGCAGGTAGGGATAGTTGCTGACGTTGTCGGTGCGCCAATACTCTTGCAGCCCGGCCACCTGTTCAGGCGTGAAGATCGGCTTCTCGATTGCGGTCAGCGCCGATATCTCGCCCAGCTTGGACAGCTGCATGTTCTTGAGGCGCTGCGCGTCCTTGGCCAGGCGCACGTGGCCCATGCAGCGCTCGACGTTGTCCACAAACCAGCGCTTGCCATAAACCGGAATGATCGGGATGCACTTGCCTGCAATGTAGCCAGCGTCCTCAAGGATGCGACCACCTGACATGATGTACTTGTGCACCTTGCGTGACTTGATCTTGCGCTGGCGCACCTCTTGGCTGCCAATGGCTGCCAGGGTGTTTTCCAGCTCTGGGTCTTCGTCAAAGTCCCTGGAGCGATAGCGTTCCTCGGTGCCGTCAATGTTGCGGAAGATGCGGATGGTCTCGGTGACGTCCTCGACCTTGTAGTATTCCGCGATATAGACCACATCTGGCGTGGCCCAGTCGAACTCGTACTGGTGCACGATCTTTGGCCAGTTGGTCGGGTCGTCGCCCCACTCTTCCTTGTAGGATTCATACGTCATCGAGTAAACGACGTAACAGAAACGGGCGTCGGCCTTGTCCTGGCGCTTGGCGTTCAGGTCAAAGAAAACCGAGCTGTCGGCATCAAAGATCGGCTCGATCTGAATGCGCTGGCGCTCGTTGTCCTCGTCCTCGTCGTCCTCATAGGTGGTGCGCAGACGCCAGGCACCAAAGCCACCGCCCACTGCTTCCTCAAAGGCGTTGTCGTAGGCCTCGTCGGCCACGCTGTCCTGCTCGTCGGCACGGTACAAGCCGTCGCAGGTCTCGGCCAGCTTGTCGGACATGCTGCCGTCCTTGGACACGTAGTCCACGGTGATGCGGTTGTTGCGGTATTCGTTGATGATACGAATGACCGACAGCATGATTTTGTTGACTTCAAACTTCGGCTTGTTCTCGTAGATTTCCCACAGGGGGCCTTCCCACTGAGCGCCGGACAAACTGTAGAAGCGTCGGTCTTGAAGGCATTGCAGCCGTTCGTCGCGCAGCGCCGTCTGGACGTTGTCGAATTGAGCCAGCGCTTCTGCGTGAACATTTGCTAGTCGCTGATCTTTTGAAATGCGTGCCATATTTTTGCCCTCGTTTCAAGTATTTTCGCACCGATCACCACCGATTGACAACCGGCAGCGGTTTGAAGCTGGCAGCCTTGTTGGCCGGTAGCCGCTGCACCAGGTTGATGGCGTCGAACATGGGGTCGAGCTGGTCGTCGTGTGCGCCAGACGGGAAAGCGGCCACCTCGGCCAAGAAATCGGACAGCCAAGGAGCGTCGTTCGGCAGCAGGACGTTGCCGGATTCAATGAACGGGGCTGCGTCGTAACCTCGGCTGATCTTGTCCTTGTTGCGCTGCACGGCCACCACCGGGATGCCCTCGCGCCGGAAGGTCTGAATCAGGCCTGTGCCCGACACCTTGTCTTCCACGTACATGCCGCGCATGGCAGCGCCTTGGACCACAGGCCGATGGTCATTCAGGTGCTTGAGCCAGAAAGCCCTGGCCTGCACAAGCAGCTCGGGTGCCTCCCACTTGCCGCGCACCTGGTCGAGCTTGACCGCTTGGCCAATGCTTGAGCGTGCCCAACACTGCAGCACCGTCCAGTCGTTGTGGTCGGCAGTCTTTTGGGCCGTGTCCACGGTCAGGAAGCGGAACTCGAGCTGTGGGATGCTTGACCAGAACTTGAACCACTCGGTGCTGATGATGCCGCCGCCTCGTGGTGCTGGCCGCTGTTGCAGCTGTCCGGCTGAGCCGTAGGTGCCAAGGGTTTGCTCCAGCTCGGTCACCTGGGCTTCACCAAAGCGCTCAGGGAACATCAGCTCGCCTTCCTCGGTGCGCGGGTCTGTCCAGCCGATGCTGGTGGTACAGCGGAAGGCAGGCTCGAAGCGCATCGGGATGCACAGGTGCGTGTAAGGCAGGCCCATGTCTTTGATGACGCCGCTGATGTCCTTCTCGTTCAGGCGTTGCATGATTACAACAATGGCCGACTTGTCGGAGTTGACACGGGTCGGCAGGGTTTCGGTGAAGGCAATGCGTGCGGCTTCCAGTTTGGCCTGGCTGTTGGCGTTGTCAGCGCTGATGGGGTCGTCCAGGATGACCCTGTCGCCGCGCACGCCGGTCATGCTGGTGAAGGCTCTGGCCTGCCGGATGCCCTTCTTGGTGTTGCCAAACTCGCGCTTGCCGTCCAAATCGGCCAGCAACTCGATGGGCCAGAGCTTCTGATACCACTCGGACTTGATCAGGTCGCGGCAGCGTCGGCTGTCACGGATGGCCAGCTGCTCTTCATGGGCCGTGCCAACAAAGCGCATCTCGGGCAGGTTCCTTGGCCCCCACTCCCAGGCTGGCCAGATCACGCCGGTCAGCAGGGACTTCATGGAGCCGGGAGGCACGTTCATGAGCAGGCGGTTGATGTCGCCCTTGGTCACCGCCTCCAGGTGCAGGCAGATCGCATCGAGCGCCCAACCCCACTTCAGTTCGGCAGCCGGTTCAAGCACGCGCCAGGCACGCTTGGCAAACTCGGCCAGGCTGCGCTTGCATAGTTCGCGCTCGATGGCCAGCAGGTCAGCTTGCGTCAGTTGCATCTTTTGCGGCCATGATCTGCGACAGCACGTCGGTGCCCAGCTTGGAAACGTCCAGGGTGGCCACGGTAATCGGTGCACCGTCCTTGCCGGTGATCTCGTGGGCCTGCACCTCTTTCCAGCGCATCTGGGTCTTGCTCCACCAAATGGCTGCGGTGGTGTCGCCGCCCATGGCCTTCTGGAACAGGGTCTTGCCGACTTGGCCATTGGCTTTTGCTTTGCCCTCGATCAGCTCCCTGGCAAAGTGCTTGCGCAGGGTGTCGGTGTCGATGCCGCCTCGAACCAGCACGGCAATCTGCTCAATCGGCAGGCCGTAGCCGGACATGGCTTCCACCTGCTTGCGCTCGGCGTCGGTGGGTTCAAAAGGCTTGCGGCCTGCGCCTTCTCGAGCGCCTCCGTTGGTGGTTTGCTTTTTTAGAACCGATTTTTCAGTTTTTGGTTTCTTGGTTGCCATTTGTAACCTCCGCGAAAGGTTCGCCAGTTTCTGCGTGAGTTGCTATTTTGCCTGTGAAATCCTGCCAGCGCTTCACAATCACATCGCAATACTTCGGATCGAGCTCCATGATTCGAGCGACACGCCCGTTCTTCTCGGCTGCGATCAGGGTGGTGCCGGAGCCTCCGAAGCTGTCCAGGACTTGGTCACCGCCCTTGGTGTTGTTCAGTAGCTGGTACTCGAACAGGGCCACCGGCTTCATGGTCGGATGCTCACCGTTGCGGGTTGGCTTCTCGAACTCTAGGATGGTGGTTTGCTTGCGGTCGGCTGCCCAAAGGTGGCCAGCTCCCTCTTTCCAGCCATACAGGCAAGGCTCATGCTTCCAGTGGTAGTCCTGGCGTCCCATGACCATGCTGGACTTCTTCCAGATCAGGCACTGGCGGACTTTCCATCCTGCGTCCTGGGCAGCGCCTCGGAAGTTGTAGCCCTCAGAGTCTGCGTGCCAGATGTAGAACACAGCGCCTGGCTTCATCACCATGTCGGCTGCCGTGTAAGCATCGCGCAAGAACTGGCGGAACTGGTCGTCGCCCATCTCGTCGTTCTTGATCTTGAGAGCGTCCTTGGTCTTGCCTTCGTAGGCCACGTTGTACGGTGGGTCGGTCAGCCACATGTCAACCAGCTGGCCGTCGGTGAGCTTTTCCAAATCGCTGACGCTGGTGCTGTCGCCACACAGTAGGCGGTGCTTACCCATCACCCAAATGTCGCCGGGCCGGGTGCGCGGGTTCTCGGGCAGCGGTGGGGCATCGTCCGGGTCGGTCAGGCCTTCGGTGCCGACGGGTGCCAGCAGTTCCTTGATCTCGTCCAGGTCGAAGCCTGTCAGCTCGAGATCGAAACCAAGCTCCTGCAGGTCGGCAAACTCCACCTTCAGCATTTCAGTGTCCCAACCGGAGTTCAGCGCCAGCCGGTTGTCTGCGATCACATAAGCGCGTTTTTGAGCGTCGGTCAGGTGGTCGAGTCGGATGCACGGCACGTCGGTCAGGCCCAACTTGCGTGCAGCGAGCACTCGGCCATGTCCGGCAATGATGCCCCCCCCCCGCGTCAATCAGCACAGGATTTGTGAATCCGAATTCCTTAATGGATGCCGCGATCTGGGCCACCTGCGCGTCGCTGTGCGTCCGGCTGTTGCGTGCGTAAGGGATAAGCGCATCGATCTGGATGACTTCGAGTGTGTCTGGAAGTTTCATTTTTCTGGCCTTAGTCAAAAGCCACCGTTGCGGGTGGTGGTGCAGGTAACGCTGCCGTCCCAATTCTTGACGCACCGGGTGGTGGTCTGTGCCTGTGCAAAGGTGGCGGCCAGGGTGATGGCGAGGATGATGATGGCTTTCATGGGTTTCCTTTCTTGGTTGCGAGCGCTGCCGCCCGATAGTGTTTGGCCAGTTCGATCAGGCCTTCGTGAGAGTATTTGCGCACCGTGTTGTCGCTCTCGATGCTTTCCACGGCTTGCAGGCCGATCCGTTCGACCAGGCGCTTGCGATATTCCACGTGATTTCCGGCCAAGTAGTTGTTGCAGTGCTTGCATTGGCCGTGGCAGTTTTCCTCCACAAACCTCATGTTCGGTGCGCTGCCAACTGATCGGTAGTGTCCGGCATCGTAGGTGTTCGGCTCGTTGCTCAGTGGCGTTCCGCAGGAAATGCAGGGCTTACCTGCGTCTCTTGCTCGGATGAATGCGTTGAAGGCTGTCTGCGCTTTCTTGGTCAGCTGCGGCTTAGTTTGCATGGCGTCCAGCTTTTGGCGGGTCTCCTTGCGGTCTTTGGCCTGCTGCTTGGCTTGGGCCTTCTCCGTGGCTTTTCTGGCCTGCACAAGGGCGCATGGTGGGCTGCACACCGTTTGCAACGGCCGGGTCTTGGAGTACGCGCACTGGCAGACTTTGCACTTTGCGGGTTTGGTCATTTGACTCCCCTATCGTCCAGCCAAAGCATAAACAGCAAACAGCAGCCAGCGTGGGCAAGGTGATGCAGACCGCTTTCCGGATCGTTCTTTTCGCCATCTCGCCAGGCGTGCACGTGCCGCATCAGGGCGTCGTAGTAACGCTCCGGGCCTCGGTCAACGTGCTGCCAGTTGTTCTCGGTGTACTTTGCCGCGCCGAATTCCAGCACGGCAATGATCTGCTGGACGGTTCCGTCT